GGCGGCCGGCATAGACCACCGGCTCCGGCTCGGGCGCGCGGGGCACGGGCGGCGGTGGGTTCTCCACCTGCGGCAGCCGCCCCGCTGCCACATCGGCCATGGCGCGGTCCATTGCCGGGCCGTGCGCGGCGGCGGTGGCAAGGCCGCCGGGGTTGCCGGCCTCGTGCATTTCCACCGCCCGCGCCGCGCCGGCGGTGGCAGGGTCGCGGCCGGTCAGTGCGCGGAAGCCCTCGAGGATGCCGCGAAGCCCGCCGCCGAGGATCGCCGCGCCGCCGGCGGCAAGCGCGATGTCGCTGAAGGGGTCGGGCGTGATGCCTGCCGCCTGCTGCGCCGGGCGGTTGAGCGTGGTGGTCACGGCCTGCGCCGCGCCGCCGATGGCGCCCTCGATCAGCGCCGTCTTGCCCAGCCGGGCGAGCAGCCCGCCGGCCAGCACCGAGGGCGCGCCGATCGGCAGGGTGGCGAGCTGCACCGGGTCGGTCACGATCGCGGCGGCCATGCGCGCGGCGAAGCCCGCCACCTCGGCGCCGACGCCCTCCGAGGCAGCGGCGGCGCGGGCGGCGTCATCCTGCGCCCGCCGGGCACGGGCGCGCGCGCCCTCCTCGATGTCGAACGGGTCGGGGAACTCCTCGGCGAACTCGGGCGAGCGCTCGCGCGCCTGCCGGGCCGCCTCGCGCCAGGCTGCCACCGCTTCGTCACGCGACAGGCGCCGCGCACGCCCCTGCATCAGGACATCAGGAATGCCGGCGTCCTGCGAGACGCTGGGCAGGGAGAACGGATTTTCGGGTGGGGCGATACCGGCGCGGCGGAAGGCCTCCCCAGCGGCTTCGTAGGCCCGATATGGGGCCAATTCCGTCAGCCCCCACCAGCCGCGCAGCTTCTGCGCCTCCCAGTCGGCCGCCATGCGCTCCTGCCAGCCGACCGGAACCTCGGCGAGCGGCACATCAGGAACGGGTGAACGGCGGTCGCCGTGCAGGTCGAGCAGCATCAGGGCTCGCCCTCGTCAAACCCCTCGATGCGGCGCGCGCCGGTGGGGAACACGCGGCGGGCGGGCGCCTCTTGGGCGGGCGGCACGGGCGGGGCTGGCCGCTCGGCCACGGGGCGGAGGTCGAGCACCAGCGCGCGGCCGGCTTCGTCCAGCACCGTGCCGGTGGCGAAGGTGATGGTCACAAGCCCGTCGCCCACGCTGGTGAGCCGGCCATGGCGGCGCACCATGTCGGCGGTGATGGGCTCGCCTCGCAGCGTGCGCGCGCCGGGCAAGTCGGCATCGGTCAGGCGCTCCATGGTCTGGCCGAACTCGCCCTGGCTCATGCCGAAGCGCGGCGGCAGAAGGTCTTGCCCGTTCCACCGCACGGGTTCGCCCGTCACCGCGCGCACGGCCTCGCGGAAGCGCCCGGCGTCGAAGGGCTGGCCGTCCTTGCCGCTGCGGGCGGCACGCTCGGCATAAAGGGCCTCGGCTGCCTCGCGGATCATCGCCACCGTCTCGGGCTGCGCGCCGGCAAGCGCCGTGCCGAGCAGGCTGTTCATTTCGGCCAGGCGCTGCTGGCTGGTGCCGATCTGCGGCTTCGTCTCGCGGATGCGGGCCGCGCCGGCCAGCACCTCCCGCGACAAGCCAGGGTCGCGGGTCGAGAGGGCGGCGGCAGCGGTGAAGGCCCGCGCACCGTCACCCGTCGCGAGCTGGCCGAGAACCGAGCGCAGCGCGGCAGGATCGAGGCCGCGCGCCAGCGTGCCGATCATCGCCGCTTGCTGGTCCAGCGTGCCATCGGCGGCCACGGCCTTCAGGCCTTGCAGTTCGCGCGTGGTGAGCGGCGGCACCGGCACGCCTTCGATCGCTGCCAGGCGCCGCGCCTGCCCAACGCGCGCCCGCAGGCCTTCCGCCGCATTCGGGCTTGCCCAGTCGAGCGGGGCGAGGGGCCCAACGGTGCGCTCATGCACCCGGGCGGAGAACCCGAGGGGATCTGATGCGAGGCCGCGCGTCTTGGCTTCCACCATCCGGCGATAGCCTTGCGCCAGCTCGGCCGAGAGGCCATCAGCCCCCTCGCCGCGGGCGGCCTCGTCGGCTGCCACGGCGCGGGCCTGAAGCTCGGGGAGGGAGAGGCCGGCGGCGGCGGTCAAGGTGCCCTGCACCTGCTCGAGCCGATCGAGCCGGGCGGCAAGCCGCGTCTCGCCCAGCGCGGTGGCGCGCCGGTGCAGCGCCCGCAGCGCATCGGGCTGCATCTCATAGCCGGCCGAGAGGCGGCGCGTGGCGTCGTCCACATCGACGCGCAATTCCTCGCGGTCAGCCTGAAGCAGCCCCTGGTCGCGGCGGATGTCGGCCGCGGCCTGCGCCATGATCCGCCCGCGCCGCTGCTCCGACAGGCCGGGGATGGCCAGAAGGTCGGCCTCGAGGCGGGCAAGCGCGCCCTGGGGCCCATCGGCCGCGCCGTAGAACTCGCGAAGGTTGGCGGCGTAGCGGCGTGCGGCCGCGCTGACCGTGCCGCGCTCGACATTGCCCTGCCCGCCATTGTAGGCCATCAGGGCCTTCTCGATGTCGCCGCCATTGGCGTCGATCAGCGCCTTCAGGTAGCGCGCACCGAAGCGAAGGTTCACCTCCGGGTTGTCGAGCCATCCGGCCTCGGCCGGTGCCAGGCCGAAGCCGGGGCGCGCGGCCGTTTCGGGCCGGATTTGCATCAGCCCGATCTCGCCCACCGCGCCGCGCGCATCCGCGCGGAAGCCGCTTTCCTGCCGCACCACGGCGGCCAGCAGCGCGGGCGGCAGGCCCACTTCGCCCGCTACTGTCTCGATGGTGCCGCGCAAGGCCTCCGGCACATCGGCCGGCATGGCCACGGCCTCACCGGCGGGGCGGCGCGCATCGCGCACGCGGGCGGAGGCGATGGCGCGCGCCTCGCCCTCGCCGGCGGCCTCGTCACGGAACAGCCGCTCGCTGCCCTCGTCAATCAGCCGCGCCTCGCGCCCCCGGCGCAGGTGCTGGTCATACCGCGCCACCGCGGCGGCATAGGTCGGCGTGCCGATCTGCTCGAGCTCGGCCAGCCGGCCGAGCTCGTCACGCAACACGTTCGCTTCGCGCTGCCAGGTGTCACGCGCTAGGCCTTCCTGGCTGGATCGCCACCGCTCGGCCGCGCCGGCTTCGATCTCGGCGCCATACTGGCGAAGCCGGCTTTCGGCTTCGCCGCGGATCGTCTCATGGAACTGCGGCGCAGCCTCGGCCAGTGCACGGCCCCAGGCCGCGCGGAAGGCCGCCGGGTCGCCGCCGCTGGCGCCCAGCATGTCGGTGGCGCGCACGCGCCAATCGGCGAGAAGCTCGCCGAAATAGCGCTGCTGCAACGCGGCGTTGAAGGCCCGGTTGCCGGCGGTGTCGTTGCTGCGCAGCGGCGGCGGCTGAAGCGTGCCATCGGCGCCGCGCACGGGCGCGTTCTGGCCTTCCTGCTGCGCCTCGGCCACGGCCTCGCGTTCCTCGGCCGCGAACTGCCGCCGGCTCTCGTCACCCAGCGCCGCGCCAGCGTTGGCGAAGCCGCGCGAGGCCTGAATGAACCCCTCGCCGCCGGGGATGGAAACCACCCCAGGGATGGTGATCCCGACGCTGCGGCCGGCGGTGCGCGGAAGCTGGGCCATCAGCTTGCCTTGACCAGCGGCTGCAACGCCCGCGCGCCCGAAAGCAGCCCGCCGGCGGCGGCGCCGATGCCACCCACGAGGGCGCCGGTGCCGCGCGCGCTCGCCGCCTGCCCGGCCAGCCCGTAGCGTGCGGCGGCCGAGCCCTGGTTGATGCGGATGTTCTCGATGTCGGCCTCGGCGTCGGCGAAGGTCTGGTCACGGATCGTGTTGCCGGTCGGGCTGAACAGGTCCACCCCACGGCCGCCGCGGATCGCGTCTTGCGTCGCCAGCGTGCGGGTGAGCTCCTTGCGGCGCTCCTCCTCCGCCTGCTTCGCCTGAAGCGACGCGAGGCGCGCGCTTTCTTCGATCTGCTGGCGCTCCACGTTGGCGGCGGCGCGGCCCTGAAGCCCACCGACAAGCCCCGCGCCAGCCGAGGCGACGGAGGCGAGGGCCGACATGATGGCGAGCGTCTCACCCATTGATGTGCACCTCTCGCGTGAGGCCGAGCATCGTCACCTTGCCCGGCGCGGTATTGGTGATGTCCACCTGCGCCTCGCGCGAGATGCCCAGCGTTCTGATGTCGAGCAGGCCTGAGGCAGTCGGCGCGGGGCTGGCCACGTCATCGCCTTGGAAGGTGAGCAGGATGTCCTTGCCCTGCACGCGGAAGGACGCCGCGCGCGAGACATGCACGATGACGCGGATCAGGCGCTTCCAGAGGCCACGCGCGGCGCCATCCTGAAGGTCGAAGTCGATGGGCATGGGGCGGATGAGGAACGGCGCGAACAGCCCGGCCTCGAGCTGATCGACCGCCGGCACGCTGGGCGGCAGGTTGATCGCGCCGCCTGGCGTGACCGTCACGGTGCCGAGCACATGGCCGCGACTGACGCACCACACGGTTTCGCCGGCCAAATGATGGAACCCCGCCCATGTCCGCGTGGGCACGGGTGCGGTCGCGATGCGGGCAGCGTCAAGGTCGGCGGCGGCATCATCGAACCGTTCGAGGAACTGCACGCTGGCGCCGCCGATGGTGCGCGCGACCAGCGCGAAGATGTCGCCGCGCACCGTGGCGATCGAGCGGATCAGCCCGGGCGTGGCCCATTCATACCAGCCCGCAATCTTCTCGGCGCGGATTGAGTGGAACACGGCCAGCCGCCCGGCGGCGCCGAGGTAGAGGCCGAGACGCTCCGCCACCGCGCCGGAGCCGTCATAGGCCGAGGCCGCGAAAGGCTGGTCGATCAGGTGTTCGGCGGCGAGCGACACGGCATCCACGGTGTAGCTGTCGACCGTCTCGCTCCACACCATCTCGCGCACGACGCGCCCGTTCTGGTCGAGGTAGAGGATGCCTTCGTCCAGCCGGATCGGCGGCGTCCATGCCGCGCCGATGTTGCTCACCTGCCGGAAGGCGATGTTGCCGGGCGTGATCGGCTGGCTGCCCGAGGTCGGCACGAACCACACGCCGCTGTCGCCGAGCACGATCAGGCGCTCGGCCCCGACAAGGTGGCGTATCTGGGTGATCTGCCCGCCCGCGATGCTTTCGGCGATCGCCTCGTTGTCGAGTGCGGTGCCAAGGTCGAAGTTGAAGAACGCGCCGACGCGCGAGAGCCAGACGCCGGTAGGCTTGGCGCGCGAGCCGGCGAGGGCGAGGCGGGCGTCGATGAACGTTCCGGTCGCCGGCCAGCCGCGCACGGGGCTGAACGCGGCCTCGTCCCAATCGGCCGTGGCGGCGGTTCCGGTCAGTGCCTCGATGACGGTGGCGGTGGCGGTGGTGGCGTTCGTCACGGCCGCGATCTGCACCTGCCGCTTGGCCAGGCGGAACCGCACACCGACATGCCCGGCCTCGAACGTCGCGGCCGAGGCGGTGAGCGTGATCGTGCCGGTGGTGGCCGATGGCGCGAGCGTGACGCCCGGCGCGGCGAAGCGCTCGAACGGGATCAGCAGCCGATTGATGCTGTCCGTCTCGAACGCAAAGGCCGCGCGCGAGAAGGTGGTGGCGGAGGTGCGCCTGACCACCTGCGGCGGCATGTCCGGGTGGAACAGGAACGTGGTGTCGCCATCGGTGGTGAAGGCGATGCGCTCGAGCATCGCCGCGGTCCACGGTGCGCCGGTGATGGGCGTTCCTGCCGTGCCATCGGCGAGGAACACCTCGGCCCGCCCATCGGACAGGATGAAAACATATCGCTGCGTCTCGGAGAACACGAACGGGATCAGCCGCGCCGGGCTATGGGGCACGGTAGCAACGAAGCGCATGCCCGGGCGCGTGTCGTTCGCCCCGGTCGCGCGCGGCCGGCGGTTGCGCAGCCTCGCGGCGCCGTTGCGATACAGCGCGATGTCGCTGCGCGCTTCGAGGAGCTCGGAGAACTCGCCGGCCACGAAGCTCGACTGTGCCACCCGCGCGCGCGGCATCAGTGCCGCACGCTGATGAAGCGCGAGGGCGCGAGGCGGCGGGTGCTCTGCTGCTGGCTGTCGGCCAGCCGCGCCATGGCCCAGGTGCGCTCGAGGCGGCGGCCGAGCGTATCGGCGAGCTGCTGGTCCCGCGCGATCGAGAGAGCGAACAGGTGGGCGAGCTCGGCCGCGACGGCGTTGGCGAAGTAGGGGGGCCATCGGCTTTCGTCAGGCCGGAAACAGTAATCGGCCACGAGGTCGCCCTCACGATCGGTGAACAGCTTGTCGCCGTAGCGGTCGAACCGGATCAGGGTTCCCTGGTCGGTCACGGCGTTAATCAGCAGCGCATCGGGCGGCGCCTGCCAGGCGAATTGCCACCGCGCCTCGGGCGTGGCCACCAGCCGGTTCAACGTCACCTGCGCGGTGGCGAAGCGCCAGCGGTGCTCGGTGAGCTTCGCGGTCACGAGGGCCTCGTATTCCTCGGCCGCGACGGCGGCCTCGGTCGAGCCTTCGGTGAAGCTGGCGATCTTGTTGGCGCCGACGCGGACCAAGGCACGGTTGGTGATGTCGATCGCGGTCTGCGTCATGGGCTCCCTCGCGGAGCATGCCGGCAGGGCCAGAGGCCCCGCCGGCGCTCAGGCGTCAGTCGGTGTCGGTGGTCGCGATCGGCGCGCCATCGGTGAGGTCGATCGCACCGGCCGCGTTCTGGTTGATCATCGCGAAGGAGTGCACCGGGGTGGTGCCGACGCCCGAGATGATGATCAGCAGGGAGTTGAGCGGCAGCATGTTGATCGCCGGCAGGAAATAGTTGGCCGTGTTCACGTTGGCGATCGTGTCGGTGGTGACGTAGGTCGCCAGCACCGGGGCGGGCTGCCCGTCGATCGCGGGCGCGAGCTCGCAGATCACGCGGAGGTTGCGGGAGGAGTAAGGCATGGCTCAGTCTCCTTCGTTGCGGGGAGGGGCCGAAGCCCCTCCGCCGCGGCGGCGCCGATCAGGCGCCTTCGTTGATGGTGCGGGTGACGACGCCCGCCGCGTCGATCAGCGTGGCGCCCTGGCTCATCATGTTGTTGACGAACCAGGCCGCACGGTCGCCGTGCCAGGTGATGTCGGTCGTGACATCGGCGCCGACGGCATGACCCACGGCGGTCTTGTGGTAGACGTGGCACTCGCGCGCGCCGGCACCGCCGGTGAGCCCGGTGTGGGGCATCCAGATGGCGCCGGCCCACTCCTTGGGTTGGCCAAAGGCCGTCTTGAACGGCATGTCGGCGCCGACGAAATCGGAGCTCGCGAACTGCGGCAGGGACATCAGCCGCGCCCAGACCGGCCACGACACGAGGCCGAACACCATGCCGAGCTGCATGTTCACGTCACGCGCGCCGAGGGCCGCGACCCAGTTGGTGAGCACGTCGAGGGTCAGCGCCGTGAGGTTCACCGGCGTGCCGGTTTCGGCCGCGTTGAGCGCGGTGATGATCATGTCATCGGTGCGGCGGCCAAGGGCATAGGCGCCGGCGTTGACGACGGCCGCGCGCTCGTCATGCGCGATCTTCAGCTCATCGAGCTTGTCGATCCAGTCGCCCGCATACCAGTCACCGAGGATGCACTCGATGGGCACGTGGTCGATGTTCATGGGGTTGACGATGCCGTGCCGCGTTTTCTGCGTCGCGACGCCGGAGCCGATGCGCTGCCAGGTGGTCGATGCGCCGACGATGCCGTTCTTGACGCGGACGGTGTTGCGCAGCAGCGAGCCCTGCCGCTGGTAGGCCTCATGAACTTCGCGCTCGAACTGTCGAACGAAGCTCGCCTCGATGACGTGTGCCATTGTCGGAACTCCTGATGGGTTTCTACGCCGTCAGGTCCGGGTGTCCGCGTGCTCCGCCGCTCTCGGGTATCCGCTTTCGCAGGCCGCGCGCGCGTCCGTCAGGCCGAAACCAGCCGTCCCGCCCTGCATGGCGGAACGGCTGGGGGGGGCGCAATGTCGTGCGGCGAATACCTCACGCGCCGGGCACGGCCGCGCCATCATCGGCGGCGTAGCCCGTGGCCTGCCGCCGGCGGCGCGTTTCCGCCGTGACGCGGCGGAGCTCGTCGGCCAGGGCCTCGGCATGCACCTCGGCAAGCCAGAACGCCTCGCGCCCGTCGATATAGACACGCACGCAGGCATTGAGCGGCATCGGTTCGAGCCGGATTTCGCCGCGCGAGCAGGTGGGCGGCCCCATCACGCCACGTTCACCGTGCCGGGGTAGAGCCGCTTGAAGCCTTCCGTGACCTTGGCGATGAAATCGCGGTCGTGGTCGCGCCAGTAGCGCGGATCACGCATCATCTGGCGGAGGCCTTCCTCGGTGGTGGTGTCACCACCCTGCACGCCCTTGCTGAAGCCGGGGCCGGCGGCGGCGCCGAGCAGACGTTCGAGCGCCTGCACCTGTTCTGGCGTCGAGACGAAGGCATCGAACAGCGCGGCCTGTTCGCCGAGCGCGGCCTCGAGCTTGCCCCACACATGGGCGACACGCTGGACGCCGTTCTCGCCCAACGCGGTGTAGAAGGCCCGCTTCTCGGCCTCGAGCTCGGCGGGGGTCTTGACCGCGGCGGCCTGGGCGGCGGCGAACTTCGCCACGCCTTTCAGGAACGCATCCTGCGGAAGCTCGAGGTCATGCGCGATCTCCCGCCACATGCCCAGCATGGGGTGATCGTCCTGAAGGACGAAGTATCGCTTTCCGGGCTCGGGCGTGAAGTCATCGCCCGGCGGCTTGTCGAGCACCACGACACCAGGCGGCAGCGCCTCCGGCACGGCCAGGGCGTAGCCCTCCGGCTTCTCGGGCACGGCGCCCTTGCGGGCGGCGTCGAGCTCGGCCTTCACCTGCTCGGTGATCTCGCCGCGCACCGCCTCGGCATAGGCGGTCTTGCCCTGGGCGAAGCGTTGCCCGATCTCTTCCCGCTCCTTCCACAGTCGCTCGACATCGACGGCGCCGATGTCGGGCTTCCAGTAATCATCGGGCAGAAAGTCAGGCTTGGCGGCGGCGGGCTTGGCCGCTGCGTCAGGCGCCGCCGTCTGTGCGGCCGGCGCCGTCGCCGGCGGCGGCGCCGCGGGCTCGGTTGGCTCTGGCATCGTCCATCCTCTGCATGATGGTGGCGA